AGGACATCGTCCCATTAGGATGTTCACGCTGTTTGGGCGGGATTACCACATCCCAATCGTGCCCTTGGTCGGCACGGCTGGGGCGGTGGCATTGGTTAAATTGTTCACCGCGTTGTTCAACACTGTTTGGTTGAACAACAAGTCGCCCATTGGTGCGGCACTTGCAACTAAGTTTATCGCCAAGACGCTTGTGTCTGGGAAGCTTAGTTCGAGCCAACAGAGAGAGGTGTTCCGCGAGGCCCCTCTGGTTAGAACCAAAGCTATTGAGAATCACTCTCATGGCAACAGCGCTGCAGACCGCAATTGCGGCGTTACAACATCTTCAACGATCGCTCTCACCCTTGGACTTGAGCCTTATCTCATCCAGCAATCTCTCTCCGATAACCGTAAAGGGAGAGATGGGGACCGATCTTTCTACTGGGCTAAGGATCTGGCTGTCCCGCCGAAGGAGTTCCACTTCGACCCCAGTACCCAAGCAGCAGTGTTGGTAGATGTGGACCACTACATCGACATGCCTCACTTGTTGGCATATTATCCCGGCACGTATTTCGTATGCACGTTGTTGCCAACTGTAGCTGCAAAGAGTGAGGGAGAGTACACGTTCCGTTTCCTTGAAGATGGTAAGGTCCATTACAGGGTTAGTGGGGGCGGCGAATTTACCCACCACATTTGGGACTATTCAGGCGACACTTTCCTCGCAGAGACGGCTGGTCTCATTGAGAAGAGGGTCGTGGCGTACCACATTGACAAGAAGTATGTGGACGACCACCACGCGATAATCATGCTCACTGTCATCGGAGCATTTGATTCGTACGCTTTTGTACCTACCAGCTGGGTTCTTGAGGGCAAGCCACTCAGCAGGTTCAAGCCAGTGTTCGGTGATCACGTTGTCCTTGACGTGATTACTAAAGAGTGCATAAAGCGCAGCGTTGCTGTTGTTGGGCAACACAACGCAGTCACACTTCCTAAGTCGCAGTTCGACGCGGTTGAGGCGGTTGCGAGAGTGGCTAAGGTTCCCATCACTCCTGGTATGGTCGCGAGTAACATTGCTGTTTCTAGTGCTGTAGGTTTGCCAACAGAGCGCCTGCCGCCAGGACACGCCGCGATCATTGCCGGGTTTGTTCGAGCTGGCATGCCCCACTTCCCCCCAATTGTTTACCCTCCGGAGATGGCTTTTAAACCGATCTGGTTCGCGAAACACGACTATGATGCACCTGTCCCATTGGCACCATTTGGTAGCCCGTTGATACATGAATGCTACGGTTTCTCTGATTCTATAGCGGCGGACGACAGATGCATTTCTGGCAGAATTGAAAAGTTCCAGGGTAACACGCCCGTGGAACTGCCACCAAGGTACGCTGGTTACATGAAGGAGTTTATTGAGTTTCTTATTCCTGACAACGTGAAACACACTGGCGTCCCAGCTGATCATGATGAAGTGCGTGAGAAGCAACCAAGCCCATCCCAAAGAGCCATCTTGGCTGAGGCGGATGTCACCGGTGACAACTATGAGGAGAGCTTCGACACTTTTAAGAAGAAGGAGACATATCCCAAGGTCACTGACCCGCGAAACATCACCACGATGAAACCCAAAGTTAAACAGAGGTACTCATGCTACATTTATGCATTTGATGCAGGTGTCATGAGGTACCAGCCGTGGTATGCGTTCAACAAAACACCAAGGGAGGTGGCTGAGCGTGTTGGCGAGATGCTGCGTTTCGCTAACCACGCCGTGGCTGGAGATGGCAACAGGTTTGACGGACACGTGAACTTGCACGGCCGCACTCTGGAGCGAATGGCCATGATGAGGTATTTCCACCCCGGTTACCACAGTGATCTGAATGAGTCTATGGACGAGCAGATTGCTGAGCCTGGGAGGACGGAACATGGGAGGAAGTACAATTCAGGCCACTCCAGGGGGTCAGGGTCCGGAGAGACCGCAGACTTTAACTCCATTGACACAGCGTGCAGTGATTACTGCGCTCTTCGGCAAACAACAGTCAATGGGAGGAACCTTACACCAGAGGAGGCCTGGGCAAAGTTAGGTCTCTATGGTGGCGATGACAGTTTGACGCCGGATGTGGATCCGGATTTCGTCGTCAAATCAGCTGCCGTGTTTGGACAAGACTATGAGGTCGAAGTCTATGCACGCGGCGAACCTGGCGTCAACTTTTTGAACAGGTTCTTTGGTCCTGACGTGTGGGAAGGGGACATCAACTCAATGTGCAACCCTGCTAGAGCACTTGCCAAGTTGTGGGTTGGTCCCGCCAGATACAAGCCGTTCTCTGACGAAGCCCTCGAGAGGTTCGCTGAGCGAGCATCTGG